ATCGGCGCCACGTTCGCCTATGCCTACGGCAAGCAGGTCGTGGGGGATTTCCAGAATGGCAACTTGTACGCCTTTGACAACAATACCTACACCGACAATGGCGCCGTGCGTAAGTGGCTGCGCTCCTGGCGCGCGCTGCCCCCCGGCAAGCGCGTGTACGAGCCGATGCGCTTCGACTCACTGCTGATCGATTGCCAGACGGGGCTAAGCATCCCCGATGGCACGACGCCGCAATTCGTGCTGCGCTGGTCGGATGATGACGGCAATAACTGGTCTAACGAGGTGTGGACGGACGGCAACCGAGTGGGCAATACCGGCACGCGTATCATCTATCAGCGCTTGGGTATGACGAAGCGCGGTGGCGGGCTGGATCGCATCTTTGAATTGTCGGGCACTGACCCGGTACCGGTGGCGATTGTGGCCGCTGAAGTCGATGCGGTGCCCGTATGATAAGCGCCCAACTCCCCTTTCTGAATAAAGATGGCACGGTGGCCCGCGAGTGGTTCATTTTTCTCGCGACCTTGAACGTGCTGGTGCAGCCGAATACCCCTCCAGGTGGCACAGGCACGCTGGCCGACGTGTCACTCTTGGCGCAGCTCGACCAGACATCCACGATCGATGACTTGGCCAAGCTCAAGCAGGATTTGTACGACGCGATTCTTAACCACCCGCTTGAGGTGCCTGCTGCCGCGAGACAACAGCTACAGCTATTCAATGACCTGGCGCCCAGCGCTCGGCGCACGGACCTGAGAGCATCGGACTTCGAGCCCGTCGTCAAGCCGGATCGACGCCTGCTACATGACTTGGTTCAGCTCGACCAGATACCCCCAGGCTCTTGGCAGGCATACACCCCCGTCGTGACAGCCAACACAGGTACATTCACCACGGTGTCAGCGGCAGGCAGATTTCAGCGTATCGGCAAGACAGTAAGTTTTATGCTAGAGGTCGATGTAACCACAGTGGGCACTGCAGCCTCGGCCGTGCTGGCAACATTACCGGTAAAGGCGAACGTGTCACTACCCTCTGGGTTCCAGACTTGCGCCGGTCGAGAGATAAGCGCTACGGGCAAGGCTCTGTCGGGTACGACCGGGGTGCCTGATGGTAACCACGTAGAGATCGTATTCTACGATGATACTTTCCCCGGCGCATCGGGCAATAAAATGACGATAGGCGGCACATATGAGTCCGCTTAATTTCAGGAGCTTCGCATGACGACCCAAGCCACTAAACTGGTTCCCACCACGCTTTTGACCGGCGCATCGGCATCTTACGGCTCGGCGCCCGGCGCGGGCGTGGTGCAAATCATCCAGCGCGCGGTATTCTGCAACACGGACGCGGCCACGCACGCGATTACGGTCAATATCGTACCCGCCGCGGGCTCTGCGTCGTCTGCTAACGAGGTGATTAACCCGATCGGGCGTGTACTACAGCCTGGTGAGACCTACGTGTCGCCAGAGTTGGCGGGCATGGAGCTGATCGCGGGTGATTTGATCTTCGCATTCTGCGATACAGCGTCGAAAGTGAACATGACGATCAGCGGCCTGACGGTGACGCCGTGATAAATTTCTTCAAAATGGGTGAGAATGTCGACGTACTTCCACTTCTGGTAGCGCTTAAACAGATGCCAGAACTCTGGAATCAGCATACGTTGCGCACGACGCATGAAAATACCCCGCATGCGCAGGTATCCGATATCTGGCTACGTTTCAATGATATCTCGCTGTTTGAAAACGGTGGTGAAGACCCCTCGATTCTTGATCAGCACGAGTCAATAAACTACCCCGCCCTCGCAAGACTACCCGAGGCTCGGTTCCTGATATTCCAGATCATGGCCCGCGTGCAAGGAGAGCGCTTGGGGCGTTGCATGATCACGAAGTTGGCCCCGGGCGGGCGGATTACTCCGCATACCGATTCAGGGGACCATGCGGCGTACTACGAGCGCTTCCACATCGTGCTACAGGCCGCCCCAGGATGTATTTTCCGCGCTGGAGACGAGCAAGTTCAGATGCGCACGGGAGAATTTTGGTGGTTCCAGAATCAGGCCGAGCACGAAGTTATAAATAACAGCGTAGACGATCGCTTGCACCTCATCATAGATATCCACACTGGGCGTGGCGCACCGTGATCACCTATCAATTAGAGCGATTTGGGGAATTCTACCCAGAGGCGCGCATTCTGCTCGCCCGGCACTGGGAAGAAATTGCGCTTAATCGCGATGAGGTACCTCTCGATGTGGACGTAGCAGGCTACCAGGGGTTGGATGCAGCAGGTCAGCTACAGTTACTTACGGTCAGGTTGGATAGTGTGATGATCGGGTACCATTCGACCGTTGTGAAGCCACATTTGCACTATAATTCCACGTTAGTGGGGTTCGTAGATGTGTACTATATCGTGCCCGAGCATAGAGATAAGCCCCGAGTCGCTTTACGGCTATTTAAGGAGGCCGAGAAGGCTCTGAAAGCCCGGGGTGTGAAGTTAGTGATACAGACGACTAAATTACACTCGGACAAGAGCAAATTTCTCAAGTTTCTAGGCTACCAGCCTACTGAAATTGTTGTTAAAAAGATCCTCTAGGAGTCATCATGGCAATCGTTATTGGTGCGGGCGTCGCGGCAGCGGGCGCGGTCGGTAGCGCAGCCATCGGCTCAAGTGCATCTTCCAGCGCTGCGAATCAACAGGCGTCGTCGGCTAACAACGCGACCGCGCTCGAACAAGCCCAGTTCAATCAGACTACGGGCAACCTGGCGCCGTACTTGCAGACTGGCAACAACGCGAATGCGGCTTTGGCGGGATTTCTCGGGTTGCCCGGAGGCAACATCAACCCCGCCGACGCGGGACTCGGGATCCAGCAGTTCCAATACAATCCCGCAAGCGACCCCCTCTACAACTTCACATTGCAGCAGGGTGGGCAGGCCATCACGAACCAAGCGTCTGCGCTCGGTGGCGTGAACTCGGGGGCGACCCTGTTGGCGCTACAGAACTATGGGCAGAACACGGCCCAAAGTTCGTACCAGCAAGAATTCAATAACTACCAGACCCAGTTGAACAATATTTTCTCCCGGCTCTCGGGCACCGCGAACTCGGGGCAGAATGCCGCGGCCAACCTCGGCGGTCTAGGTGCGGCTTCAGCGGCGCAGCAAGGTAGCAATATTATCGGCGCGGGTAACGCGCAAGCGGCGGGTACGATTGGGTCGGCGAACTCGGTGAGCAGCGGTTTGCAGTCTCTGTTCAACAACCCGGCATTCAGCAGCGCGATTAATAATCTGGGTGGGGTAGGCGGGACGAGCGGTGCGGCGGGCCAGGTGTCTGGTGCGGGCGATTCCTTAATAGGCTAAGGAGCTAAGATCATGGCAGGCGACACCGTCGACGCAAGTATCCCGTTGGGGTATAAATTCCCGCAGCTTCCGACTGCCCAGAGCGTGGCCGCTGCACAGCAGATGCAGTACCGCAATCAGCTCGCGCAGCTTCAGGTGCAGGATGCTCAGCAGCAAGCTCAGCAGAAGAATGCTGTGCTGCAGCTATTTCAGCAGCCCGGCGCCGTAGACCCACAAACGGGGCTACCCACGGACGCCACGATCGGCAAGGTGTCACAGGTTAACCCCGATATGGGAGTGCAGCTGAAAAATAGTGTTGTGGCAACGCAGCAGAAACAGCAGCAGACAATTACGAACAATATCAACCAGCGTCTGTTGGGCATGAATATCAACGACCGCCAGCACGACAAGATGGTGGATATCGCCACGAGTGCGCAAGACCTATACGACAACTTGCTCGCCAGCGGCACTTCGCCGCAAGAGGCGGCCGAGCAGGCAGGGCGGCAGCGCAATCAACAGATTACAGACGCAAATAAGACTGGCGCCATCCCGAATGACGTGGCAACGACTATACAAGGCCCCTTTAACCCTACTATCAACAAAGCGTTCATCGCGGGCTCCCCCCAATACAAGACTGTGCTGGCCGAGCGCGCGGCGGACACCCGTGCAAAGATCGACCAGGAGCGCGAGTCTCGTCTCGACGCGAACTCGCAGCGCGCGGCTGATAGCGCAGGACAAGACCCATTCATGAAAGAAGCAGCGGCGACGTATGGCACTGGCACGCCTGAGTACAAGCAGGCGATTAAGGACCATCTGGCCAAAGAATCGGGCAGCACCGGAGCAGCCGGTGGGCGCGAAGCGGTCTATACGAATCGCATCCTTTCTTCAGCCAACTTGGCCACGAAGGACATCGCGAATATCGCGCGCGGCCCGATCTCGCAAAGTTCTGGGTTCTTCGGGGGCCGGACGCCAGGGCCGAGCTTGCTCGACGCAGGTAAGGAGTCGCTGGCCAACATGCTGACTCCTCAAGAAGCCCAGACCTATAACGTGAAAATCGCAGGCGTGCAGCGTAACTTGGCAGCCATTGAAGCCCAGGGCTTGGCGCCGAGTGGCTCACTCACGCACCAAATGGACGCGATTCGCTTCAGCGCAACGGACACGAACTGGACAAAGGCATACAAGCTCGCGGAAATGCGCCAGATCGTAGATGGCGGCATGGATACGCTCAAGGCGAATAGCCGGACTGATCCTGGGGCTAAGAAACTCGCGGATCAGGTCTCGGCTTCGATAAAACAAGCCGTCCCGTTCACAGTTGAGGATGTCGACAACCTGTACAACAGCAAGGATTCGAAAGCCACGCTGAGTAGTTTCATTAAGAAAAAGCAAGGTGCCCCTGCTGCAGGAGATGGGCCAGCGAAGCCCGCGAGCAAAGCTGAGTACGATGCGCTGCCCTCCGGCACTCACGTGATCCTGCCCAATGGCAAGGAAGGGGTGAAGCCGTGAGCTGGGATGACGACATTGCTCTGGCCCCTGCGCCGGCTGCCTCGACGCCGGGGGCCCCAGATGCCCCCACTCCGGCGTCGAGCACAGTCCCTAGCAACGCCCCCGCGAGCACGATCGACGCATTCAAGACCAAGTACGGCGCTGCTGCGGCCAAGGCCGGCGCAGCACTCGGGGTCGACCCGAGCCTAGTGCTTGGGCAATGGGGCGAAGAGACTGCGTGGGGCAAGAAGGTTATTCCTGGCACGAACAACCTCGGCAACATCAAAGCGCCTACGGGCGTGAAAGCTCGCGACAATCAGACCGGCACTGCCGACTCTTACGCCAAGTTCGATAGCCCAGATGCTTTCGCGGATCGGTACGTCGATCTGATCAAGACCACGTACCCAGGTGCCGTGGGCGCGGGCAATGACCCGAAGAAGTTCACGGCTGGCCTGCAAGGCTACGCACAGGATCCGAAGTATGCCAACAAGGTGCAAGCAGCCTCAGCTGCTGTGGGGCAGGGCAGCCCCGCTGCTGCCTCAGATGATTGGTACTCAGGCGTGAATCTCGGGCCTGCTCCGGTACCTAGCGTACCGCCGCCCGACCAAGAGCCGAAAGATTTGACCGCTGCCCAGGGCCTAGGGCTCGGCGCCAGGAATGTAGTTACGGCCCTGACGTCCCCCGTGACAGGGGTAGCCGACCTGCTCAACACAGGCGTCAATGCGGCCACGAGCGGCATTAACAAACTCGCCGGCACGAACATCCCACAACTGGCGATGCCTGGGCAGACCGTGCAGAACGCGATGACCGCGGCGGGCGTGCCCGAAGCTCAGACCCCATTCCAGCGCGTTGTGGGCGACGTGGCCACCGCGGGCGTCGGGGCATTGACCGGTTCGGGTGTGGCTGGCGCACTGGGCAAGGTGGCCACGAACCCGGTGGTGCGCAACGCGGCTACTGAGCTAGCGACAGGGCCTCTTACGCAAGCCTTCGCGGCCGGCGCTGGTACCGCCGCAGCAAGTACGGGCCGGGAGAACGGTGTCGGCCCTGTCGGGCAACTCGTGCTGGGGCTCACGGCGGGTGCTGCCCCGCTTACGGTGTCGAACCTGCTGCGCTCGTCGGACCGCGCGACGCAGAACGCTGCGAAGTTACTGCAACAGGCCGTCAAGAACAATTCACCTGAAGATTGGAATCAGGCACGCTCGCTCCTGGCCGATGCCCAAAAGCAGGGCATCCCGCTGCTCGGTCCCGAGGCCCTGCCGGCGAACGGCCAGTTGCGCCAACTCACGGCCGACGTGGCAGCAGCGCCCGTCACCAAGAACGTCATTCAAGATGCCGTGGCGGGCCGCGCGCAGCAAGTGCAGGACGCTGCGCGCAAGCAAGTCGCGGGTATTGGGCAGAACGTAGGGCCGAATGAGGCTGCCAACGCAGCGCAGACTGCCGCCGACGAGGTGTTGCGCAAGGCTCAGGCCTACCGCACTGCCGCCGCTGGACCAGGGTACAAAGCACAGCGTGCCGCGGACGTCGAGACGATGGATTTGTCTGATCAGCTCGCTCAGCTACCACAGAAGATCCAAGACCTCAGTGACTCGCGCGCGAGCGCGGTGCAGACGGCGGGCAAGCTGCACGCATTCACGAACGACCAGATCAACCAAGCGAACAAGACGATCGCCCGTAAGCTCGGTCTCGCCGGCGACGTGAAAGCGAATCGGAACTTGGCAGCGGCCGACCAGGGCAAGGCGGGCACATACGAGGCCATCAACAAGGGTATGGAGTACGCCGCTCAGATCGACGCATCCGAGCGGGCTTTCTACCAAGCCCAGGACCAACTCGCGCAGCGCAACCTACCTGCCGTGACGTCGAAAGTGAACTCGTTTCTCGCGAAACTCGACGGCGATATCCGGGCCGCGGGGCGCGACACCACCGAGGGCAAGATCCTCAGTCAGTACCGCAACGACCTGGCCCCGAACGGCGAGCCGATCACGCTGCCCTCGCAGCTTGAGAGCGTGTACAAGGCGAATCGAGATAAAACCCAGCTTGGTCTCAACCCGACGCCCGAGCAGCGCACGACGGCTGGCGTGATTAAAAATCACCTGAACAACCTCGACGACCTGATCCAAGACGTGTCGCCCGCCATCAAGAATGCTCGGCAAATCTACTCGCAGTTGTCGACTGAATTGGTCGACCCGCTGCTCAAGGGGCCGATCGGCAAGATCGCGGGCCGCGGCGCTAACGATCAGACCGAGGCTGTGACGAGCCGCGCGATGGGTGAGTTGAGTGGCAAGAATGCGACGCCGCAGCGCATCGGCTTTATCGCAGACCAGCTCGGCAAGTCCGATAAGACTGCGTTCCCGAATTTGGTGCGCTCGTACCTGGAAGACAAGCTGAATTCGTCGCTCAAGTCACAGCGCGGCCAGACGCTCACAACGACCGGCACCACACTGCGTGATTCGCTCGAAGGCACGCCCCGGGAGGCCGCGAACGTGCGCGCGATGATACAGAAAACGGCTGAGGCCCAGGGCCAGGATCCGACTGCTGTGTACCAGGGTTTTGGGCGGTTTCTCGACGTGTTGGATGCCACAGGCAAGCTCGCGATGCCCAAGACCACACAACCCACCTCGACGGCTGAGCAGGCTGCTACAATCGGGCTGGACGCGGCACCTGCAGCATTGATTCACGGACCTGCTGGCGTGACGGCCGCGATCGTATCCGCGCTACGCGATATGTCGCGTCGAGGCACGTATCGAAAGCTGGCCACCGTGATGACGAGCCCGACAGCGGTCGATGATATGCGGCACTTGGCGAGTTTGGCACCTGATGACCCGAGTGTGTTGAAAACGGTTGCGAGTATCCTCACCGGACGGCGGCCGGTGCAAGCGACGGCAGCAGTGGCTCGCGCTGCAGCACAGACGCAACCGAGTACCGACGAGCAAGACGACAACCCCTAGGAGATTACTGTGAAAAAGATGCCTGTGAAAATGGCGAAAGCCGTGACGTCGGATATGCCCAAGAAAGGTGGGAAAAAGCCTGCCGCGTTCATGGAAAAACTGAACATGAACGTGAAAAAGTCTGAGGCAACCACTCGGAAGTCGAAGAAAGCTCCGAAGATGATGAAATAATCATGCCACTCGCGCGCGGGAAAAGTAAAGCCACGGTCTCCAAGAACATTACCGAATTTCACACCGGAAAGACGTTCAAGGCGACCGAGAAGAAGTTCGGTAAAGCCACCGCGAATAAGCAAGCGGTGGCCGCCGCACTTTCGCAGGCGCGCAAGAGTGGCGCCAAGATACCGAACAAGGCGAAGAAATGAAATACCGACTTGTTCGCGCTCGGCTCTGGGCTTGTGGTGTCTGCGGTCGCGAGGTTTGCGACTGCTATATGGATTGATCTCTCATGCGCGTCCTTATAATTGACTTCGATCGCACAGGCTTGGATATCGCCTATAGATCGGCGGAAGCCGGCCACGAGGTCCGGTGGTGGATGCCTCAGCACGTGGATGGCTCCCCGTTGCGATCCGGGGACGGATTCCCCGGTATCGTGAAGGTCAAAGCGTGGCAGGATTCGATGAAATGGGCCGGTAAAGACGGCCTAATTTTAAATCTCTTCAACGATCGCAAGATCACAGCCGAGCTCGACAAGTGGCGGCTATTCGGCTACCCCGTATTCGGCCCCACGCCCAAGAGTGCCGCGCTTGAAATTCAGCGCGGGCTTGGCATGCAGTATTTCGAGAAGTTCGGCTTCGAGGTGCCCGCATATCATACGTTCCCTACACTCGACGCGGCGCTTGCGTTCGCATGGAAAGCACAAGATCCGTTTGTTCTGAAGCCGATGGGGGATGAGGCCGACAAGTCGCTCACCTACGTCGCTCACGACCCCGCTGATCTAGTCTCGTTCCTGGAGTTGAAGAAAGAGCAGGGCTTCAAGGTCAAGGGCCAGTTGATGTTGCAAGAGAAAGTCGACCTACTCATGGAGGTCGGCATTTCGGGCTGGGTCGGTAGTGCCGGGTTCCTGGCCCCGAAAAATTTAAATATTGAGCATAAAAAGCTGATGAATGATGACTACGGCCCCTCGACTGGAGAGCAGGGTACCGTGTGCAAGTACTTCACAGATACCGATGACAGCCAACTTGTTGATGCGCTGATGAAGTTCGAAGAACCACTCGTGCAGATGGGCCACACGGGCGACTTCGACATCGGCGGCGCGATTACCAAGAAAGGTAAATTCGTACCGTTCGAGGTATCCGCCCGCATGGGGTGGCCGTCTACCTACATCCTGTTCCAGTGCCACGAAGGCGACCCAGTGCAGTGGTGCCGCGACGCAATCGACGGGCGCGACACGCTGGAGGTCGACGAGCGCTGTGCGGTCGGTGTTGTCATGGCCAAACCACCCTACCCCGCAATGAACGAAGAGCCTGGGAAATCTGTCGGCTGTGTCGTCACCGGCATTGAGGATGTGTGGGAGCACGTGTCCCCCGTTGAGTTGATGATTGAAAAAGGACCAACGATGCACAATGGCAAAGTCGTGATGGAGCCCGTGTACAAGACGACGGGCGACTATATTTGCTGCATGACGGCCAAGGGCCCAGATCTACACGATGCGATCCCGCAAGTCTATGCGGCCGTGTCGAGCATCAAGTACCAGGACCGCATGGCCCGCACGGACATCGGCAAGGATTTAGAGCACAAGTTGCCCAAGGCGAAAGCTCTGGGCTTCCATGAATTAATGGATTGGTAGTCTAGGAGCCCGACCATGAAACGCTTGCTTATTCTTCTCGCCCTGCTGTGTCTCGCGCCCTTGGTGCAGGCCCAGGAGATCGTCAATACCGGAGCCAAGATATTCCAGCCTACTGCACTGACGGCGGCTACGGTGAATTCGAACGATCAGTTCAACCCCAACTCCAAGGGGCTGCATCTGATCGTCAACGTGACGTCGTTCACGAGCGGTTCGTACACACCCCACATCCAAGGTGAAGACCCCGCGAACCCGGGCGTCTACTACGACATCCTGGTGGGCGCTGCAATCACGGGCACGGGTACCACGGTGCTCAAGGTGTACCCCGGCATCGGTACGCTCGCCAACGGGGCCACCTCCGACTTGTTGCCGGTGACGTGGCGCGTGCAGCTCATCGGGGCCTCAACGCCGAGCATGACGGTGAGTGTGTCCGCGAACTTGGAGCGCTAAGATGAAAAAGTTCCTTGCTGTTTTATTGCTGGCTCCGCTGCTCGCGCTCGGGCAGACCAACGCCTACAACATTCTCGACAAGACCGGGTACCAAGCGAATAGCGTCGCGATCACAGGAGGCTCTATTACTGGGGCTACGATCAACGCGACGACGCAGGGGCGGCTGGATAATTCCACGCTCGTGGCGACCGATGCGTTCGCTAACCAGCAACTCGCCAGTTCCTCGGCCACGGTGCCCTTCGCGGTAACAGGCGGCACATACAACCAAGCGACGCTGGGCGGCGGCGGGCAGGTCGTCATTCTCGCCTCGGGCGGGGTGATCAGCAGCGTGGTCACTGTGATAAACCCCGGCACCGGGTACGCTGTGGGGGATTTGCTCGCGCTCCCTGGTGGAAACTCAGATGCGGTGATACGAGTCGCCTCCGTGTCGGGAAGCGGCCTGTCCACGCTATCTGTGATCTATGGTGGAACTGGTTACACGACGGGCGCGCAGATCACCACGATGCCCGTACCCCCAGGCAAGCGCACGATTAATCTGACGGGTGTACTCACGGGCAACGTCACGTTCATCATCCAGAATGGCTCCCTCCTGACCGCGAGCCGAGAAGTCCTGTTCCAGAACAACACCACGGGCGCTTCCACCATCACGGTGTTCCTGAGCAACGGCGCAGGCGGCACGACCGGCACTGGCGTAGTGCTCCCGCAAGGCACCAACAATTCCACCTCAATGTGGCTACAGACGGACGGTGTGACGGACGTGTGGCCCGCCACAGCCGCGCTGCGCACGTTGACAATGACCGGAGCACTGACCCCGAGCTACCCGGCCGGCATCGTGGGCAACGCCACAGGAAACCCCGTCACGGCCGGAAGTATCGGTGAATTTCAAAGCAACACTACCACAGGCACTGCCATTACGTCAGGCACTACGGTCAATGCGACCAGCATTACCAACCTGCCGGCCGGGGATTGGAACTGCTGGGGGCAGGCGCTTTTCCTACCCACCACCGGGGCTATCGTGGCCGATATAGTAGCGGGCATTGGTACGGTGTCTGCTACCCTTCCAGCGAACCCGAATGCGTCGTACTTGGGTGTCACGCTGGCTACCGGAGCCACCGGTACGACTACCCTGAACCCGATGGTTACGCGTATTTTGATCTCCACCCCCACAACGATTTTCCTTACTGCTGAAGCATCTAGCGTCACGGTAGCCGTCGCCTCTGTGAACGGCTACCTGCAGTGCCAGCGCCGCTAACCCCTTGGAGATGTAACGTGAAGAGACTTTTTGCATTATTCCTGGCCGTGCTCATTGCCGGGTCCGCACAAGCGGCCACGGTGAATATCACGCCGACGCCGATCCAGCAATTCAACCAGAACGGCACGCCGTGCTCGGGGTGCCAGCTCTTCAGCTACGCTGCAGGCACCACCAACCCGCTGGCTACTTACACCAGCTCGACGGGCTCGACGCCGAACACCAACCCGATCATTCTCGACGCCAACGGGCAGGCGAACGTCTGGCTGATCGCGGGCGACAAGTACAAGCTGATCTTGTCCCCCGCTACCGACACCAACCCGCCCACACACCCGTTCTGGACTGAGGACCAACTCACGGGGGTGAATGACTTCACCGCGTTCTCGGGCGGGAATATCTCCTATACCTTGAACCGCACGGGGGCTGTGGCCACCACGGTTGGCGCTAAGTTGAACCAAGTCGTCAATATCACGGACTACGGCGCAACCTGCAACGGCACAACGAACGACAACGCAGCTTGGACGGCTTTGATCTCGTCGATCGGTGCGACGCCAACGACCGTGGTCGTGCCCTGTGCTTCGAAGATCAGCGAGAACTTGACCTTTGGGGCTGCCACCGTAGTGCAGTTCACGAACAACGGTGAGATCATCGGCACCGCGGGCACCGAGGTCGTACAGTTTCAGCGTCAGATCATGGCAGGTGGGCAGCAGATCTTCAGCAACCTCGTCCCCCAGGCCGACACCGGGATGACTGTTATCCCCGAGTGGTTCGGAGCCGCGAAGAACGGTACGTCGGATGACTCGTCAGCGTTCAACCTCGCCTACACGATGCTGGAGAATGTCGGCGGAGTGATCCAAATGTCGGCCGGTAATTACGGCCTTGCCAACCCGATCAATAATGTCAAATCTCATGTCTCGTTGCTCGGTGCCGGACTCAATGCGACGGTGCTCACAGCGACAGCTACGAATATCTCGGCACTGGAAGTCACGGGGGTGCTCGGCACGCCGCTCGCCGATGATGTCTTTAACGGCTTTAACATTGTGTCTGCCACGCCAGGGACCTCTAACGTCGGTATTGCCCTTGCCTTCACCGCGCTGGCGAAGCTCTCGGATATCCAGGTTGCGGGGTTTCTAACTGGCGTGCAAATGGAGTGCGCCACGGACTCGTCGTTTCAGCGCATGGGGACGACCTACTCAGCAGCTACTAACGGCTTCATCGGTTGGAATATTCTGGGCGGTGGGGGATGTGTTGGGGGCAATGAATCTTCGACCTGGCGCGATACGTTCGTACAGGGTACAGGTGCTTTTGGGGGTCCCACCGGTCAGGTAGGGTATCGGGCTTCTGGGCTATATGTCTCCGACCTCTATTTTAGCAACGCCGCAGCAGGCGAAGTTAATTTTGGATATTTCTTCGACTACTCCACACCGGCCACCGCTGGCGGCTTTGCGGACGTGATCATCCAGAACCCGATCGTCGACGGGTTCACGGCACAAGGCATCTTCATCAACGCACTACCCGCGCAACAGATGGTCACGATCTCGGACGGCTGGCTCAACCCTGTCAGCGTACTGGCTGAAACAGATGCGGTCTTCGTTGACAACAGCGCGGGCGCCGTACAGATCACGGGTATGCAGATTGGGGGGGAGGCGAATTTTGGGTTCGCCGTGGGTGTCCGGGTTGCCAATAGCTCCAATACCCATGTATCAAACACGACATTCAACGATAACAATTTCGCCATTGAGGAGACTGGTTCCGCACGCGGCGTGTACACCGGGAATTCGGTGATAAACCAGTCTGTGCATCCGGCAACCGCCCAAATCTCTCTGACGGGTTCCGTGCGCTCTATGGTCACGAATAACAGTTTCGACGGTTTCGCCACCAATACCGTAGTCGCAGACAGTACTTCTACGGGCGTGGGTGTCGTAGGTAACACGTTCAATGCAGCCACGCTCTCATCGCCCCGTGTCTCGAATAGTTCTAGTGGCCCCGTAGGCGGCAGCGACGGTTCAACCGGCTTGAACAGTGGCACCTAATAAAATCAGGAGACGTTGTGGATACCGAAGCCTTGCAAGACCTGACCGTCGCTATCAAGGCGCTCAAAACTGATCTCGACCGGCGCCATGCGCAGAATTCCGTCACGCTGGAAGAGGTCAGCGTCAAGGTCGACAAGGTGTTACTGGGGTTCCCCGAGGGGGACCCTGAAAGCCACCGTCGATTCCACGAGGCCGTGATCGAGCAAGCCAAGGCCCGAGAGAAATTTTGGCGAGAGATCAGTTTGAAGTTGGTGGAAAAGGGCATCTGGGCCGCGATGATCTTTCTGGTTGCTGCGGCCGGGTTCTATCTGAAGGCGAAGCTCACATCATGATGAATTTCAACGATGTATTTGCCGAGGTGGTCGGCACCGAGGGCACGGCCCCGAGTACCGACGTCAACGATCCGGGCAACTGGTCGAGCGGGATCGTGGGGCAGGGCCAGTTCAAGGGCTCCCGCTACGGTATCAGCGCGGAGTGGTTCCCCAATGTGAACTTCGCCACGCTCACTTACACCCAGGCCCAAGCACTCGCGCAGACTAAGTATTGGGACCCGTACCAGTGTAGCCAGTTCGATATTCGAATCGGGTACCTGATCTTTGACGCCGCGTACAACGGCGGGCACCCGGCTCAGTGGCTCCAAGCCGCCGTGGGAGTGCCGCAGGACGGGGTGATCGGGGCTCAGACCGTGGCAGCCGTGCGCAGCGCCGACCCGCTGAAGGTTGCGATGCAGTTCATGGCCTCCCGGTTTAAATACTGGGTACAATGTGCGGCATGGGCCGCCGAAGGCGCAGGGTGGGTCGACCGCGGCGCTGAAAACCTTCAAACTGTGGCTGAGAACTAAGGAGAAGCATCATGGGTGCTGCCGCATCTGCCGCGCTAGCCAGCAAAACGCTCAAAGTCGCCGGGCTCTTGGGTCTGGTGCTTGTCATGGACTATCTGAAAATTGACGACCTGGCGCTGAAGTCTGCCGCGCTCGGTATCGCAGGGCTGATCACCGGCTGGCACGGAGCGGCCCCGTTCGTCAGCCCAAAGTCGTAATTACCCGCGGCGCGGGGCGAAGCGAGGACGACCACGCCGCGGCAACCCCTAATCCTCAACCCCTCAAGGAACTGATCATGACCACCAGCTCGACTGACACCGCACTCGCCCAATTGGGCGAGCTGCTTCTGAATAACGTTGTCGTGGCCGCCATGCCCGTCATCTCTTCGGCCTTGGCCGATATCGCCGCGAACCCGGCCGTATGGACCAATCCGGCATCGGGCTTTCTGAAAGGCACGGCTGTTCTGGCTGAGCTCCAGGCCACCCTGCCCCAAATTGAAAATACCAGCACCACGACCCTGGCCAATGTGGTCCAGGCTGTGATCGCGGCCGGCGTTGCCAAGCTCACCCCGGCACCGTTACCCACACCGACGCAAATCGCACTCGAAATGGTCGACCAAGCCCCGGCACCCACAGCAGAACCGGCACCCGCCGCTCCGCTCGTCGGCCAAGCCCCGCTGTAACTGGGGCTAGTCATGCGCAGGCTATTGTTTGTCGGCACTGTGACTAGCTTGGCAGCCTTGGCGGGCTGCTCGGCTATCAACGCCTATACGGGCGGCATCATCAACGCCGGGGAATCCGGGTACGCAGGGGCTCGGCAGAACGTGCGGGCCATCGACGACGCGGCTTTCGTCGGCTGGAGTGACGCCGCCTGCGCGATCAAGGTCGGAGCTCTGCAGCGCAACGCTACGGGCAACCCGAACGCTGTCAAAGCAGTACTCACCGCGTGCCCTGTACCGAGTGTCGCGGTGCTCACCACCACGGACGGCACGATCACACTCATGGCCCCGCCGACGCAGCCCGCGCCTACCCCGACTCCTGGCTATACGCCCCCGGTGCAATAATGGGCCAAATCGTTCTTCAATTCGTCGAAGGCTCGGGTTTCGGAG